AGTTCATCTTCAAGAGGCAAAGATAGAAATTCGTAAAGCTTCAAGAAAACAAATTGAACAAGTAAGTTTACAAATATTCGAAAACTTCATTAAAAAATTATAATATTATAAATATTCCACATATAACCAAGGAGATTTCCAAATGGGTAAGAAGTTCAATTTATCTGAAGCTGCCGCTGAAATTTTAAACAAGAGCATCAGCACAGCTAAAAAAGATGCGCCAGGCCGTCTGCCAACATCAGTCGTTGCTGGTCAGAAAGAAGTAGGTGACATTGGCACCGAAGTTACAAAAACTACAGATGGTGGTCCAGATGCAACTAAAGGTGTTCCAACAGCAACACCACCAGGTGCAACACCTCCAGTTGGTGCTGAGCCAATGAAAAAACTAAAAGGTCAACCTGCTGAACAAGGTTCCGTTGAAAGCCCAGAAGGAAAACCAGGGCGTCAAATGATGGACAAAAACAAAGGTGCCACATTTCAATCGTATGGTGGGCAGCACGAAGAAGTTGATGCTGATGAAGAAGATATGATTGAAGAAGAAAAAGAAGAAGGGCATGAAGATGAGAAAGAAGATAAGAAGCTCATGAAAAAAATGGCCAAGAAAAACAACATGAAAGAAGATATTGATGCGCTTATGCAGGGCGAAGACCTGTCTGAAGAATTCGTTCAAAAAGCAACAACAATTTTCGAAGCAGCAGTTATGTCTCGCGTACAGGAAATTGTTGAAGAAATGGAAACAGAATATGAAGAACAATTCGATTCTGCTCTTACAGAACTCAGAGAAGATTTTGCAACAAAGATTGATGACTATCTGAACTACATGGTTCAAGAATGGATGGAAGAAAATCAACTTGCCATTGAATCTGGGCTTCGTTCAGAAATCGTAGAAGACTTTATCGTTGGTCTACGCAACCTGTTTGCTGAACACTACATTGACATTCCAGAGGAAAAAGTTGATGCAGTGGAAGAACTTGCTGGTAAAGTTGAAGAACTGGAAGAAGAACTTAACGAACAGATTCAACGTTCTGTTGAGCTTTCCAAAACAATTAATGAATACGAAAAAATTCAGGCCGTGCAAGCAGTTTGCGAAGGCCTAACGCAGACTCAGGTAGAGAAACTTAAATCACTCGCAGAGAGTGTCGAGTTCACTTCTGAGGAAGATTTCACCGAAAAGCTTAATACGCTGAAAGAAGCATATGCTCCTTCAACAGTTAAAGCTGGTGAAAAGTCTGCCCTAGAAGAAGGCGTTGAAGTACCAGAAGACAAACCAACAAAGTTGTCATCTGACCCACTCGTAGACGCTGTAGCAAAAACAATCTCAAAATCGGTATTAAAATAAATAATACCATAATTAACACATAGGAGTATTTAAATGTACCTATCTGAAGAAATTCAATCAAAATGGAAACCAGTTCTTGAGCATCCAGAGCTGGAAGCAATTAAGGATCCATATCGTAAAGCCGTCACTGCAATGGTTCTTGAGAACCAGTCACAGGCAATGGCATCTGATCGCGCTCAAATGGGCATGCTTACAGAAACAACAAGCGTAGGACCAACAAACGTTACTGGTTCTGGCGTTCAGAACTTTGACCCTATTCTTATTAGCCTGGTTCGCCGTGCGCTTCCTAACCTGATCGCTTATGACGTTGCTGGCGTTCAGCCAATGACTGGTCCTACTGGTCTTATTTTCGCAATGCGCGCACGTTATGGTCAGAACATGACTTCTGGTTCAGAAGCCTTCTTCAATGAAGCTAATACACAGTTCTCTGGTATCGGTTCAGATACAAACCGTTTCGGTTTCGCCAACAACACAACTGGTGACACAATCACCAATCCAGTTGGTAACGGTTTCACAACTGCCAATACCTTCACAACTGGTATCGGTATGCCAACTGCTACTGCTGAATTCATGGGTTCTGAAAGCAACACAGCATTTGGTCAAATGGCATTCTCAATTGAGAAAGTTACTGTTACTGCACAAAGCCGTGCGCTGAAAGCTGAATACTCACTAGAACTTGCACAAGACCTGAAAGCAATTCACGGGCTTGATGCTGAGACAGAACTTTCAAACATTCTGTCAACAGAAATTCTTGCTGAGATCAACCGTGAAGTTATTCGTACAATCTACACTGTTGCTAAGAACGGTGCTCAGTATGGTACGACAACCGCTGGTATATTTGACCTTGACACAGATTCAAATGGTCGTTGGTCAGTTGAGCGTTTCAAAGGTCTGATTTTCCAGATCGAACGTGACGCTAACGTTATTGCTAAAGAGACTCGTCGTGGTAAAGGTAACGTTCTGATCGTTTCTTCAGACGTTGCTTCTGCAATGGCCATGGCTGGTGTTCTTCAGTATACACCTGCTCTGTCAGCCGATCTACAAGTTGATGACACTGGTAACACTTTTGCAGGTCTTCTGCATGGTCGTATCAAGGTTTACATCGATCCATACTTCGGTGGCTATACAAGCAATCAAGAGCTTGTTACAATCGGTTATAAGGGTTCTTCACCTTATGACGCTGGACTGTTCTATTGCCCATACGTTCCTCTCCAGATGGTTCGTGCGGTTGATCAGTATACCTTCCAGCCAAAGATTGGTTTCAAGACTCGTTACGGTATGGTAGCAAACCCATTTGCTGGTGGTCCTAACGCTGATCTGGGTCAGTTGTACTCTAAGCGTAACACATACTACCGCATCTTCCGTGTTGCTAACCTGATGTAATAGTAGTATCGATAAAACCACCGTTAAGAGTGGTCTTTCAGAGGAGCCTTCGGGCTCCTCTTTTTTTATTCCTAAATAGTAGATAAGGAGGAAACTATGAGTGGGCTAATTACAAAACCTAAGAATACTAATCTATTACAACCTACCAAATATTCTGTTAGTTTTCCAGAAATTTCAGATACGATTTATTTTTGCCAAAAAGTAAATTTACCTGGTGTTCAAGTCAGTGAATTACCACATGTAACTCCTAATCTCGATCTTTTTGTAGCTGGTACCAAAATCACATATGGTTCTTTTGATATAGAATTTTTGGTAAATGAGGATTTGACCTCGTGGCTGTATATTCATAATTGGATAAAAGGTATTACGACAGACATGAACTATCGATCATATCCAAAAGTTCAAGCCATATTAACCATTTATTCTAATCAAAACAATCCAAAATTCAGAATAAAATATAATGATATTTTTCCATTAAATTTGGGGGACATAGAATTCGATACCACTTTATCGGCTGAAGACCATCTAATATCTCGCGCTTCTTTCCGTTTTAATTATTTTGACATTGAAAGACTTTAATGTTATAATAAAGGTTTATAAATGGATTAGTCATGGAAAATCTTGAACAAATTATGAAGTTGTGGGAAGAAGACTCTATCATTGACTCGACTGAACCTGGTAAAGAACTTCTTAAAATACCAACTCTGCACAATAAGTATTTGAAAATATTAGTGAAACATAGAATCTCAAATAAAAAACTTAATTTTGATTATTCTAGGCAAAGAAAGATCAAAGAAGAATACTACAATGGTAGTCTGTCTCAAGAAGAACTAGAAGAATATGGCTGGGAACCTTTTCTTCTTAACATTAAAACGAAGCAAGGGATAGAACGATATATAGATTCAGACAAAGATTTAATTAGATTACTAGAAAAAAAGATGCATCATGAAGAATGCATTTCAGTATGCGAATCTATTCTTCAAGAATTGAAAAGTAGAACTTATCAACTAAGAGATTATATTTCATGGGAAAGATTTATAGGTGGAAACTAAAATAATAGTTAAAAAGAGTAACGAAGCCTACGTTAAAGTAGAGTGTGATCGTAGCACAGCACAAGAACTATCCGACTATTTCACGTTCTTTGTTCCAGGATTTCAATTTACACCAGCTTTTAGAAATAAAATTTGGGACGGTAAGATAAGGTTGTTCGATCAAAGAAGTAATGAACTATATCATGGGTTATATTCATTAATTGAAACATTTGCAAGTGAAAGAGATTATTCTGTAGAATACAGGGATCCACGCCCAGACCTTGTTGATGATTTTTCAGAATACTTAGCAGACAAATATATACAACAGTTAAACGCACATTCAAGAGGCCAAAAGTTAACTGTGGATTCTCATCAAAAAACTGCATTTATACATGCAATGAGAAAAAGAAGATGCTTACTACTTTCTCCGACAGCATCAGGTAAATCATTAATCATGTACATGATTGTACGACAATTATTAGACTATCACTGCAAAAAAGGTCTGATAATTGTACCAAGAACATCTTTGGTTGAACAACTTTATTCTGACTTTGCAGACTATTCTTCAGAGAATGGATGGGATGTATCAAACACAATACATAAAATTTACCAGGGCAAAGAAAAAACAACACAACTACCTTTGATAATAACAACTTGGCAATCAATCTATCAATTTCCTAAAGAATACTTTGAGCAATTTGATTTTGTTATAGGTGATGAAGCTCATCTTTTCAAATCACAATCACTAACATCAATACTGACCAAGTGCATCAATGCAAAATATAGAGTAGGTTTGACAGGTAGTTTAGACGGCACTAAAACCCATAAGTTAGTTTTAGAAGGGCTTTTTGGTTTAGCTGAAAGAGTTGCTACGACAAAAGAACTCATGGACAAAAACAGACTTGCAGAATTTGAAATCAAATGTTTGGTTCTAAAACATGACGATGAAATCTGTGAGTTAATGAAAAAATCTACGTACCAAGAAGAAATTGAATACCTGATATTGAATGGAACGAGAAACAAATTCATCAAAAATTTAGCGGTATCATTAAAAGGTAATACACTCATATTGTACCAATACGTTGACAAACATGGGAAAATACTATATGATCTTATCACCAATACAAAAAATATTGGTGACAGAAAAGTTTTCTTCATATATGGAAAAACAGATGTTGAAACGAGAGAGAATGTCCGCAGTATAACAGAAAAAGAAGAAAATGCAATCATTATCGCATCGTATGGTACGTTCTCTACCGGTATTAATATCAGAAACTTGCATAATGTGATTTTTTCTTCACCATCAAAGTCTAGAGTACGTAATCTTCAATCGATAGGTAGGGCACTTAGAATAGGTGATAAAAAAGAAAAAGCAATATTATATGATATAGCAGATGATTTGAGATACAAAAACCATATGAATTATACACTCAAACATTTCGTGGAAAGAACAAAGATATATAATGAAGAGAAGTTTGTTTACAAACTCTATAAAATAGGACTAAAAAATGGAAAGAGTTCAAGTAATCAAGTTGTATAATGGTGACCAAATCATTTGCTATGCCGAAGAAGATAAAAAACAATTCATCATCAAGAAACCTCTACAATTTTATTTAAAAATAGATAGGTCTGGTGGGCATAGCATCTCTATGGATTTTTGGTTACCCTATCCTGTCACTAAAACAAACACTGCCTTCATTAATAAAGACCAGATTATTGCAGTGCTTGATCCTTCTGATGACTTTGAAGAGTATTATGAAAATGCTTTGAACACTCTTGAAAGAAGCAAAGAATTGGATGATACGATTGAAGGTGACAATGAAGAGAACCTGAAGCTGTTACTGGAGGCACTCCAGATACCTAAGGAAAGATTTATTAATTAACATGCAGAGGCTACATAGTGGAGTGTAGACCTTTGTCAAGTGGAAATCAATACTTATTATGGTGAACAATATGACAAATACCAAAAAACATTACATAAACAATGCTGATTTTTGCAAAGCATTGGTCGATTACAAAGAAGCGGTAGCTCTTGCAAAAAAAGAGAGACAACCAAAACCTATTATTCCAAATTACATTGGTGAGTGTTTCATGAAGATTGCCGAAGGGCTTTCTCACAAACCAAACTTCATCAACTATACCTATCGTGATGAAATGATCGCAGATGGTATTGAAAACTGTCTGATGTATTTTGAAAACTTTGACCCTCAAAAATCCAATAACGCATTTGCCTATTTTACTCAAATCATATATTATGCTTTTCTCAGGAGAATACAGAAAGAGAAAAAACAACTCTATGTCAAATACAAATCAACTGAAAATTTTGGTATTCTAGATGAGTCTGAACTCATGGGTTTCGATGAAATTAATTCCAAACCATTTGAACTGTACGACAATATATCAGAGTTTATTGAAAATTTCGAAGAGACCAAAAAGAAAAAGAAAATCGTGAAAAAAGAAAAAGGTATTGAAAAATTTCTTGAAGACTAATTATGAAAATAGCATTGATAACTGACCAGCACTTCGGTGCAAGAAACGATTCACTTCATTTCCT